CGCATGGAGCATGTACGATTTACTCGCCATCACGCTGCTAGTGCTAGCCGTAGCGCTAGTCTGCGTGCTCCCGGCAGTGTGCATCTACGAGCTATTCTTCTCCGAAAAGTGAGCGAGTGCTAACAATGCCAGTCGGTAAACCGCGCATCATCAGTACTCCAGATGAGTTCGATTCGCTCGCGGAAGAATACTTCTCAGCGTGTACCGAGTCAGAGACTCCGCTAACGATGACAGGACTCGCTCTCGCCCTCGGGTTCAACAGCCGACAAACGCTCGACAACTATCAGGGCAGGCCCGAATATGTGGACTGCGTTAAAAGGGCAAAATCGCGCGTCGAGGCTGGATACGAGGCGAGATTGCACGGAAACAGCCCTACCGGAGCAATTTTCGCTCTGAAAAACATGCAATGGAGCGATAAACAGGAGATCGCCCATTCTGGCCGGGTGGAGTTCGATAAGGTCGAGACTGTCCTGATCGACGGATTCACTAGCGAAGTGGCTATCATGCCGAACAATTCACTACTCAAAGCGGATTGAGTAGTGAGCCAGTTGCTGAAAATGCGGAGTTTCAGCCCATGCGGTAGTGAAAAACTCAGCAATGGCCACGCTACGGGTTGAGGTTCCTCGCGTATTCGGCCCGCTAGAGCGGCCAGGACTGCGCTATCTAGGCGCGCATGGCGGACGGGGCTCTGGGAAAAGCCACTACTTCGCCGGGCGATGGCTCAGGGAGAATGTCTCGGCGCGCATGGACTTTGTGTGTCTGCGCGAGATACAGCGCAGCCTGGAGTTCAGCGTGAAGAAGCTGCTTGAGGCGAAAATCGAGCGCTACAACGCCGGGGCGTACTTCGAGGTGCAAGACCGCCGAATCCTGAGCCGGCGCGGCGGGACTACCATTTTCGAGGGCCTACAGAATCACACGGCCGACTCGATCAAGTCGCTAGAGGATTTCCAGCGCGCATGGGTCGAGGAAGCGCATAGCCTGAGCCAGCGCAGTCTGGACATTCTCCGGCCGACCATCCGCGCGCCAGGGTCGCAAATCTGGTTCTCGTGGAACCCTGATCTCGATACGGACCCGGTTGACGCCCTGTTGCGCTGCGATCACCCTCCCCCGGACTCAGAGGTAATCGCGTGCACCTACCGCGACAATCCGATGTTGCCGCAGGTGCTCAGGGACGAACTGGAGTATGACCGAGGCCGCGACCCGGACAAGTTCGCGCACATCTGGCTCGGCGAGTATCGACGCAACAGCGAGGCGCGGGTATTCCGTAACTGGCGCGTCGAGGAGTTCGACACCCGGCCCGAGTGGATACTGCGCCAGGGCGCAGATTGGGGCTATTCCGTCGATCCGTCCGTGCTGGTGCAGTGCGCAATCGTCGGGCGCACGCTGTATGTGATTCATGAGGCATACCGCGTCGGGTGTGAGATCGACTTCCTGCCCGACCTGTTCCGCACGGTGCCCGAGGCCGAGCGCTGGCCGACCATCGCTGACTCGGCGCGTCCCGAAACCGTGGCCTACATGGTCCGCCACGGGTTTCCGAAAATGCTGTCAGCCATCAAGGGAGCGCGCAGTATCGAGGAGGGCGTCGAGTTCCTGCGCTCGTTCGATATCGTCGTTCACCCTCGCTGCGTGCATACCGCCGACGAACTGACGCTCTACAGCTACCAGACGGATCCGCTGACCGGCGCAGTTCTGCCAAAGCTGGCCGACCGGGACAATCACATGATCGACGCTCTGCGGTACGCCTGCGAGGGTGCCCGGCGAGCGATCAAACTCCAGCGGCAGACGCCGAGGCTGGAGCACGCAGAACTATCGCGCTCATTCCTGACGATGTAAACTCACTATTGCACGGCCAACATATAGAGGATTACACTGCGCAGCATGGATCGGGAAGAGAAAATCATCGCAGAGGCTCGTGAGCGGTACGCATATGCGCGCGACGCATGGGCGCCGATCTACTCACTGATGCGCGACGATCTGCGATTCTCCGACCCGACCAAGCTCGACCAGTGGCCCGAGTCAGTGCGCCGAGATCGCGAGAATAGCGAAGGCGGCGCGCGGCCGTGTCTCACATTCGACCAGACCGGGCAGTTTGTACGCCAGGTGGTTAACCAAGCTCGGCGCAATCGCCCGGCCATGAAGTTCATTCCGGTAGACGACAAAACCGACCCGGAGTTGGCCGAGGTGCTGCAAGGGCTCGCCCGTCAGACTGAGTATGAGTCGCGGGCCGATGTCGCCTACATCACGGCGCTAGATCACGCCACGCGCGGCGGGCTGGGGTATTTCCGGGCGATCACCGTCGAGGTGCCGGATGCGCCTGTGAAGGGGCAGCTATGCGTGAAGGTGCGCCGCGTTGTTGACCCTGAAACCGTACTTCTAGACCCAGACTTCCAAGAGCCTGACGGGTCGGATTCTCGATACGGGTTTTGCTTCGAGACTGTGCCCAAAGAGGTATTCAAGGCGCGCTATCCGAAGGCCGAGCTGTCGGACTTCGATGAGGATGGATGGTTCTCCGACAAGCATGTGCGGATTGCCGAGTATTTCCGCGTCGTCGAGCGCACGAAAACCACGATCAGCGTCGATGGGCAGGAATATGGCGAGGACGAGTACCTGCAAGCGACCCAGGACGGCGCAGAGATGCTCGGCGCGCAGGGGCGGCAGGTAACGGAAAAGGTCTGCGAATGGTTCAAGCTGTCCGGGCGTGAGATCCTGGAGGAAACCACGTTCCCCGGCGAGTTCGTGCCGCTGTTCCCCGTGCTCGGCAATGAGCAATGGGTAGATGGCAAGCGCCAGTTATCCGGCGCTATCCGCGCGGCCAAGGATCCGCAGATCGCCTACAACTATGAGCGGAACTCGGCCATCGAGGCGGTGGCAATGGGGCCGAAAGCGCCGTGGATCGCCCCTGCCGAGGCCATCGAGGGTCACGAGAAACAGTGGGCGCAGGCCAATCGAGGCAATATCGGCGTGTTGCCGTACAACTCGCTGTCAGAAGCCGGCGAGCCCATTCAAGCGCCTAGCCGGATTCAGCCCGCGGGCATGTCGCCCGGATGGATGGGCCTAGAGGAACGTTCCAAAGCCGACATTCAGGCCGCGCTCGGGCAGTACAACGCGAGCGTAGGGAACAACCCCAACAGTCAGAGCGGGCGGGCTGTTCTGGCGTTGCAGGACAAGGCCGATGTCGGGACGTATCACTACCTAGACAACCTGGCGCTGACGATCAGCCATCTAGGGCGGGTTCTGACGCAGGTCTGGCCGGTCATCTACGATCAGGCGCAGATCGTGCGCATCCTGGGCGAGGATGACGAGGCGACATTCGTGCAGGTTGACCCTCAAGGCCCGGGGTACGCCAAGTCGCAGGCTATGGACGGGCGCGAGGTTGTCACGATCAACCCGAATGCTGGTCGATTCGATGTCCGCGTCACGACCGGTCCGGCCTACATGACGCGCCAAGCCGAGGCGGCGGCCGAGATCGGCGAATTGGTCAACGGCAACCCGCAGATGATGTCGCTGCTCGGTGACGTGTGGGTCAAGATGCGCAACATCCCCAACGCTGACAAGCTGGCGAGGCGCTTCGAGGCCATGCTGCCGCCGCAAGTCAGGGCAGCAGAGTCCGAGAATCAGCAACTCGCGCCCGAGGTGCAGCAGGTACTGCAACAGGCGCAGCAGGAGATCGAGCAGCTACAGCAGGCGCTCAAGGATGCCGAGTCGGGCATGGCAAAGGCCAAGCTCGACGCGCAGGTCAAGCTCGCCATCGAGGCCTCGCGCCGCGAGGGGGCAGAGGAAACAGCGCGCATTGCCGCGGAGGGCCGGCAGGACGTTGCCGAGCTAACCGGCGTCGTGCAGATGCTCATCGCCAAGATGCAACCGCCTCCGGCGCTCGCCGCCGAGGTTGCGAGCGATGTTACCGAATCTCAACCCACTTGGCGGGAAACGCCATGACCATGACCGAAGCCGAAACTGTCGAATTGGTGCCGACACAAACTGCGCCTGAGGAAGCCACGCAACAACCGGAAGTCGTGGAACCGGACACGTCGGAAGCGCCCGCCGCGCAGGCTGACCCGGAGGAATCCGAGGACAAGGCCGTGAAGCGCATGGAGCGGCGTATCCAGAGGCTGACA